TTGCTCGTGGGCCCACCCACCCGCCGTGCTTGCTCGCTCGCTCGCTTGTCAGCTTGTTCCTGCTGCTTGCGAATTCGCTCGAGCTCCTTGTAATATTTTGGATGTTTCCACATTAGAATGATTCTAAACTAGAAATTATTCATTTCCAATTAATCTAATTTCGCCGTGAAGATAACCACTGTCACCCTTGTCACTAACTTCAATATCATCGATCCAATAATTAGGGTCGCCGTTGTCTTCCTGCTCGATAACTCTTACAGAATAGTTTTGCCTTTTTTGGCCTAAACTTTGTAAATGTTTTATTAACTCTTTTACTGTCATTTTATTTTTCCTAGTGGGCCAGATAGGCCACGTTTTTGATTTTCTTATCCCAACACGCCCGGCAGCTCTTGCACTCGTTGCCCTGCTTCGGAGCTGGGCAAGTCGCTCTCTTCGGGTCGGTGACCACCGTCGAAGTATAATTGAACTTGCCAGCTGCTTCCTGATTGACCATCGGCATAGAAAAAATTAATTTTAAATTTGCTGGCGCTCTGTCCTGCCATCTAGATGTCCACGCTTCACGCGTCGGGAGCCAGTGTTGAACGTCCGGCGTTCGTTTTGCTACTTCAAAAATTTTTGCTAAGTGTTTCAGGTCCTGGATATCTCCGGAGTCGTGCCATCTAAAAAACTTTGTTTTTTTATTTGCTATCTGCATTGTCATCGCTTTGACCCATAAAGGATGTCTAATCGCTTTGAGTCTTTTATATTGCGCAGCTTGCACAACTTTGAAAACATAGCAGCCTTTTAATGCATAGCAGCCGTAACACGTCGAGCCCTTAACCTTTTGCAGCTTGCCCCCGGTCTTGCATTCTTTAGCTGGTAAACCATAAGCGTGGCCCGGCATCTTGCTGGGCTTTGATAAACTTCCTGTTATTTCTTTTGCTTTCTCAATTCTCATAATATCCCATATTAAACATTTTTAAAACTTTGTCAAGCTTGTGAGCTCGGGGCCCACCCTCCCCCCCGGCTTGCGAGCTTGCGCTCGCGCCCAGGTTCAAGGATAAATGACCAGTTGCAGGTGAGTGGTAGTTATCTTTCAATAACCAAGAACCAGAGCGACTGGCTCCAAGCCATCACCTACTACAACCGATCCCAGGTCCCAGCAATGCCAATTCCGGTTGGGACCAGGGATCAGGCGCCCGATCTCTTCTAGGTATAAAACCTCACGGGCGCATAATCATTTATGAATTGCGATCCATAAATTCTTTTACTTTTTTTTCTGCTTCGGCTTCTATTTCTGCATCAGTTTTAGTGAACCAAGGTTCTTTCAAAACTCTATTGAAGCCACCATAATACTTTTTTTCTAACTCTTCCAAGTAGCTTTCATATAGAGCTATTTCAAGCGCCTCAATTTTTTGGTCGCTCATTAAGATCCCTTTCATATTCTTTTGTTTCAAGCTCTTCTATTCTTTTTTCTAGCTTCATAACTTTTGTAGCTAGTTCCTTCATATTGCTATCAATCAAGCTAACAACTTCAGTTATTTTTCTTATACTATCTTGATTGCTTTCTGATAAGTCAAAAGCAACTTTAACTGCTTTCATACTATCAAGATGAGTAATTGTATTAACTGTTTGTCTTAATGTTTCTTTTGTCATATTTATCCTTTCTTTAATTAAATTATTAATAACATAATATCCCATATCCTGTCAAATAAATAATTAATTTTTATTCAACCTATGCTTGTGGGCCGGGGGCCCACCCTCCCCTAAAATAAATAAAAATAAAGATTGACTTATTATTTTACTTGTAGTATAAAATCCCATAATAAAAGAAAGGATAACAAATGACTAAAATGACTAAATATCAATTAGAGCATTTTGAAAGTAAAGTTAATAGATACTTTGAACCTCTAATTAATGAACAACAATTATTAATCAAGCAGTATAGAACTGAAGCGACTAATAATGTTGTCAAAAAACTAGCAAAGAAAATGGGCGCAGATAAAATCTTGGCAAAGATGAAGGAAGCTGAAGAGTTTATGAAGGAAGCTCAAAACAATGCTAAAACTTTTTTTGAGAAGCAATCAAAAAAAGAGAAAAAAGAAATCAGTTATCGTTTTGAAAGAGACGAAGACAGATTAAGTCTATCCGATTGTGAAGATCAATTAAGGGACTGGGCTAAAGACTTGGTTGACAGGGAAATTGAGAGAAGACCTGAAGGCGCTAAACTCAAAGACCTAAAAGACCTGAAACAAAAGGCAATAGATAACGTAATGGAAAGTGGCACACCAGACGAACTTAAACAAAGTTTAAATCTGGTTGTTAAAACTATTGGTTTAACTTGGAACGTTGACACCTCCAAGATTAAGGCAATAGCTCAAAGTTAAGGCTTGACAAATGTTATGGGATTTGGTATAAAATCCCATAACATAGAAAGGATAAATAATGATTGATAAACTAAACATAGGTCAAAAGTTTATAATTACTTATAGACCTAATACCCACAATGGTGAAGCAAGGGCAAAGTTAAAAGACGGCAAAAGAACTAGACAAATAACTAGACGTGCACAATGGACTGACAAAAGCAGGGTTGTAAAAGACTTGGCAGGTAAGATCAGATATATAACTTATTATGATCTTGACCAACTTGGATACAGATGCGCTGTTGGTAAGATATGGTTAACACTTGACATAAGTGAGGTCGCGTAATGTTTTGGCTACCAATAGGAATTGCAACACTTGGTTTTTTTGTATTACTAGGAATAATAATCTGGCACATAGTGGAGGATATATAGAATAAATATTAATTAATACTTGACACAACATATAGGGTATGGGAAAATCCCATACCCTATGTAAAAACTGCATAGCTCGAGAACTCTGGGCCCACCCACCCCGAGGGGTCCCAGCCAAAACCGATACAGGCTTGCGAACGATGGGCCCACCCTCCCCTAAACAGAAAGGGGTCCCAAAACATACACCTATACAGTTTGTTTTAGACTTAAATCTGTGGTAAATTTGAAACGAGAGGAAAACAGAATCTAAAAAAATTCTGCAAAAATTTTTTATGAACGCTTTACCAGAAAAAATCTTACGTTGCTTTAGAAAAGATTTTACGGAACATTTATCATACGAAGAACTTCAACATTTAAAAAGATTAAAAAACTCTTTTGAAAAAAAAGAAAAGGTAGAAAGAATTTCAAATGATTTTATGGCTTTTGTTAAAGAAATGTGGCCTGAGTTTATTCAAGGTAGACATCACAAAGAAATAGCAAATAAATTTAATAAACTTGCAAAAGGTAAAATTAAAAGATTAATTATTAATATGCCGCCAAGGCATACTAAGTCAGAGTTCGCGTCCTTTCTTCTTCCCTCTTGGATGGTAGGACGTAAACCTGATCTTAAAATTATACAAACAACCCACACAACTGAACTCGCGATCCGCTTTGGACGTAAAGCTAAAACTTTAATGGACTCACCGGAATACAAACGAGTATTTGATACCAGACTAAGAGAGGATAGTCAGGCAGCTGGTAAATGGGAAACCGAACAAGGTGGTGAATACTATGCAGCCGGCGTTGGTTCAGCAATCACGGGCCGTGGTGCGGACTTATTGATTATCGATGACCCACACTCGGAGCAAGACGCAATGAATCCCGAAGCGCTGGAACGTGCTTACGATTGGTATACATCAGGACCAAGACAACGTTTACAACCAGGTGGAGCAATTGTATTGGTTATGACACGTTGGTCTACAAAAGATTTAACATCAAAATTAATTAGCTCACAAAAAAATATTAAAGCAGACAAATGGGAGATTATAGAGTTTCCAGCTATTATGCCATCAGGTAAACCTATCTGGCCAGAGTATTGGAAGAAGTCAGAACTTGAAGGTGTTAAAGCTTCGCTGTCCGCGGGCAAATGGAATGCACAGTGGATGCAAAACCCAACAGCAGAAGAAGGATCAATTTTAAAACGTGAATGGTGGAACGTTTGGGACAAGCCTAGTATTCCACCACTACAACATATTATACAAAGTTATGATACAGCATTTAGTAAAAAGGAGACAGCTGATTACAGTGCGATTACTACGTGGGGAGTCTTTTATCCAAATGAAGATTCTCCAGCGCATTTAATTCTACTCGATGCGTTCAAAGAACGACTTGAGTTTCCAGAACTTCGTAAAGAAGCATTAGAGCAATACAAGTATTGGAACCCCGATACAGTTATTATAGAGGCTAAAGCCAGTGGCCAGCCATTAACTTATGAGTTGAGAAAAATAGGAATACCTGTTATAAATTTTACACCTAGCAAAGGTCAAGATAAACACGCTAGAGTAAACGCTGTCGCTCCGATGTTTGAGTCGGGGATGATCTGGGCGCCTGACGAAGAGTTCGCAGATGAGGTTATAGAGGAGTGTGCATCATTTCCGTTTGGAGATCACGACGATTTGGTGGACAGTACAACACAAGCGTTAATGCGTTTTAGACAAGCAGGCTTTGTTAGAATGCCTGATGACTATGTAGAAGATCCATTACCGCGAATAGATAAGGAATACTACTGATGGCATTATCAAAAGAATTTTATTTAGATGAGATAAGATCTAAATATCCCAATAGTTATAATGAAAGTTTAAAAGATTTACCCGTAAAAGATCTTGAAAATATGTTAGATTTTTTAGATGGTGCTTTAGGAAAAATAGAACGAAAACGTAAAGAGTTTGAATCGAAAGCGGACGGTGGCAGAATTGGTTTTGATATAGGAGGATCCGTTATAGAAAAAGTTGCTAGTTTCTTTTTTGATGACGAAGGTAATGCTTCTAAAGCACTACAAAGAGCTAAATTTGAATTAAGTGAATTTATAGCAGGTAAAGGAACTGATTTAAGAACGGGAGCAGAATGGTATAATAAATTAGAGCCAGAGGAACAAAGAGAAATAATAGAGGAAAAAATAAAATACAGGGAAAGAGGAGAACTTGGAGGTGTCCCTGTTTATGATGAAAAATATGCAGGCAAATTTGGTATTGGAGGAAATTACGCGGACGGCGGATCGATTGGTATAGAGGTTTTGTTTAAAGAAAAAATGGCAAATGGTGGCAGAGTGCCCGCGCTTAGTGGTGGATTTTTAAAAATTTTAGCAGAAGGTGCCGACAGAGGTAAACAAGGAATAATGGAATTAGTGGAATCAGGTAAATCACTATTTAGTAAAGGTGATGATGCATTGGATCTTGCTAAACAAGAAGAGATATTTAGATCAGGTAATATTACAACAGAGTTTTTAGAAAATGTAGATGACAAAGTTCTTAATAAATTTCTTAGAACTAGAGATACAAAAGGTCCTGGTGGCTATGGTATGTATGAGAGTTTTGATGATATGCCAAATGGATTAAAGGCAGCAGAATTAATTAGTAGAATTAGATCAGCAGATGGTGGAATAGATTACGAAGCAGCAGAAATATTTATAGGTAAAAAATTAAAAGGTGATGAAACCGTTAATGAATTAATTAAAATGGTAATCACAGAAAAGAAAGCAGACGGCGGTCGAGTCGGATTGTTTATGGGTGGTCCGGCATTAGAGGGCCAAGCATTAGATATATACACTTCTATGAATAAGTATGGCTTTAGTGATCAAGAAATCGCGAATGCATTACGAGCACAAGGTTTGTATGATGCAGCCCCAGCTGTAGAAACACCCGTCACCAACACAGCAACAAATATAATTAATCAACAAACTGGTGGTGATGGACCAAGCACTCCTCCAGGACCAACATTTAATAGAAATGATTTATTAGGAACATCAGATTATTTTCCAAACCCACCTTTAGGTCATTCATTAAAAATGGGATTAGGAAGTATTGTAGATTTTATAAAGTCCGGTGGAATTATAGGAAATACAATTAAAAGTTTTGCAAAAAAATTTCAAAAACCAAGAGTTGAATTAGTTAACAAAATTAATTTTGATGCTGTAGTTAGAGAACAACAGAGACAAGAAGCTGAAAGAAAAGCTGCATTTGAACAAGCTGCAAGAGATAGAGAAACTTACAGAGAGTTAGAAGATAGAATTACTAGAGGTGAAGGCAGAGGTGATAATGAAGGACCTTCTACTGGGGCAACAGCAGCAGGCGCAGGTATGGGTGTTGGCGGAGGATACGCATCTGACTATGGATTTAAAAAAGGCGGCCTCGCTACGATGTTCACTAGGAGAAGATAGTGACTGACAGAAACGTAATTTTACCAGTAACAGCTAGAGACTTTAGTCAGTATGGGGCACCTCCTGGTTCTAAATTTAAAATTATTTTTAGAAAAGATCAGCCTGATTATTTAAAAGATTATAGTGGGACTAAATTTTATAAATCGGAAACAGCAGCTAATAATGCTTTAACTAAAAGAAGCAAATTAATTGCAGATACAAAAACAGCAAAACTTAAACCACCAACACCAGCTAAAGCAGATAAATTTTTAGTTAAAGTTGGTGATCCGACAAAAACAAAAAATGTTATAAAACAAAAATTTAAGGAAGTAATAGGTAGTAAAAATGTTCCAAGCACTTACAAACCAACAGGAGTAACAAAAGATTTATACAGAGCTAGTATTCAAGTTGGAAACAAAACAGTTTTATCTACTGAATTTGGATCTAAAGCAGACGCTGTTGCTGCTGTAAAAGATTATAGAAAAACAAATCCAATAAAAAATCCTCCACCTGATCTTAAAACTTTAGACGAAAGAAAAAAGAAAAGATATCTAGATAAAAAAATAAGACAATTTGATATTGCAGCAAAAGGAGGAATACCAGAAGGTGGTGTGTTTAAAGGGGATCCTCAAATTCATAAAGGACACGCAGGAAATATTAAGGGCACACAATTAATTACTGGAGACAAAGTTATAAGAACCCCAGCTATAATTAATCAAATGATGGCTGGAGAAGCTGGTGATGTTGCTAAAACTAGATTCACAGATTTAGATTTTAAAATTAGAAAAGCAGAAGAAAAAATAACTGATATTAAAAACAGCAATAAATCTATCTCTGAAAAACAAAAATTACTTGCAGCAGAAGATGATAAATTAATTCAATATGCGGCACAATCAGATGGTTATAAAGTTGTTAAATTAAGTGATAATAAAGAATTTAGATTACCTGGTAAAAGTTTACAAACCATAGATCCTTTTGATGATTATCCAGGAATGACAGAGGTGGAAATAAATAAAGAATTAAGAAAATATTTTACGGTTGATAAAAAATTAAAACCGAACTGGGCAAAACAAATAACGGATGGAACAATTAAAATAGAAGATGTAGAAGCAATTAAAAAAGGTGGCATATTTATGGAAAATATGAACCTATCAAAAGATGTAGCAAAAAATAATTTAGAAAATATTAAAACCATTTATGCAAATGAACCAGATGGTTCTGCTTTTAGAAAAGCAATGGAAAAAAGAGTTAACTGTGCAGATGGTTGTTTTTTAAAAGTAGCAAATAAAAATCCTGAAAGAATTGCAAAATTATTATCAACAGGTCAAGTTATAAAAGCATCTGAATTACCAAGACCCGATGATGCTATTAAACGAGATACATTTAAAGAAACAAATTTAAGATGGAACAATGATGTCGGTGCATTTGAAACTACAAATGGTGATATCGCATCACAATCCGATATTAAAAAATATGCAGCTGAAAACCCAATGGATGTAAAAGCAGGAACAGAACCAGTCAAAGCTGCAACCAATAAAAGTGTACTTTCTAATGTTGGTAAAGCAATGGCAAGAATCGGTGCTCCATTACCAACAGCAATATTAGATTCATACTTTATAGGTCAACAAGTCAAAGAAGGTAAAGGCACAGCAGAGATTGCAAGCAATCCATTAAACTGGCTAGGACTTGCAACTATGGAACCCTTATCAAAAGTTGCGGGTATTGCAGAGGGTGGTGCTTTTAACAAGGCATTGAGATTAGGATTGAATCCTGCTACAATTAGGGGTATAACACGATTTGCAGGTTTACCGGGACTTGCGATAAGTACAGCGTTAACTGCATATGACCAGTATCAAAAATACAAAGATGGAGAAGGATTCATATTTAACCTGTTAAACCAAAAGGGAACCGAATAGATGGCTACAATAGATAAACCAATTCCAAACGTTTCAGAAACTGTAATTGAAGTTCCAAAGCAAGAAGAATTAGTTCAAGAACGAGAAGAGATTATTGAAAAGAAAAATCAACAAGGTAATGTAGAAGTTACTATGGATGAAGAGGGTGGTGCAGAAATTGCATTTGACCCTAGAGCTGTTACTGAAGAAGGTGGCCAAGATCATTTTGAAAACTTAGCAGATTTTTTAGGAGAACAAGTTTTAGAACCATTAGGTTCTAGAATGGTAGACCAATACAACGAATATAAAGAATCACGTGGGGATTGGGAAGATACTTATAGAAACGGTTTAGAACTTTTAGGTTTTAAATACGAAAGACGAACAGAACCTTTTAGAGGTGCAAGTGGTGTTAACCACCCTGTACTTGCTGAAGCGGTTACACAATTTCAAGCACAAGCTTACAAAGAATTATTACCGGCTGATGGACCAGTTAGAACTCAGATATTAGGAAAAGTAGATATTCCAAAAGAAGAACAAGCTAAACGAGTTAAAGACTTTATGAATTATCAAATTATGGATCAAATGAAAGAATACGAACCAGAGTTTGATCAAATGCTTTTTTACCTCCCTCTATCCGGATCTACCTTTAAGAAAGTTTATTATGATTCTCTTTTAGGTAGAGCGGTTTCTAAATTTGTTCCAGCAGATGATTTGATTGTACCATATTCTGCAAACAGTTTAGAAGATGCAGAAGCTGTAATACACGTTATAAAAATTTCAGAAAATGAATTAAGAAAACAACAAGTGTCAGGATTTTACAGAGACATAGAATTAGGAACACCTCCTGTTACACAAAATCAATTAGAAGATAAAAAATTAGAATTAGAAGGAATTGCTAAAGATGGCCAAGAAGATCAATACACTTTGTATGAAATACATACAAATTTAGATTTAGAAGGTTATGAAGATATGGGTGAAGATGGTGAACCTACAGGAATCAAACTTCCTTATGTTGTAACTGTATCTCAAGCAGGAAATAAAGTTTTATCAATTAGAAGAAACTATAATCCTCAAGATCCACTGAAGAAAAAAATAAATTACTTTGTGCAATTTAAATTTTTACCTGGAACAGGATTTTATGGTTTCGGATTAATCCATATGATTGGTGGGTTAACTAGAACAGCTACTGCAGCATTAAGACAATTACTTGATGCGGGTACTTTAGCAAACCTACCAGCTGGTTTTAAATCTAGAGGTATAAGAGTTAGAGACGATGCACAACCATTACAACCTGGAGAGT